GAGTAGCACCAGCGCCGTCTGTATCGTCTTGTTTGACTTCCAGATACGGCCAGTTGGTCGTATTAGCAGTCTTCCACTGGGTTTCGTACCCCTCAAACTGCCCACCGTAACCAATAAACGGTGCTTTAGGCGCCAGGGCCAGCATCTCTGCTTCTTGGCTTACCCAATAGTTGTACATCCGTTGGGCGTCCTTGGCATTCCGCACCAGACCGGAGACATAAATTTGCCCGTCAACCTCAAACTCATTGCCGACCACGCGCACGATGGGAATGTACTTACCCGCCCAATCGCGCTTCTCCAGCACCTCGTAGCCGTTGGTTTTGACCCAGCAGACCTTCTCCCGCTGCACAACCCGGTTCTTCAACGGCTTGCCGTAGAGTGCCTTCAGTTGCTTGTCATCAGGCGTGTTGTTGAATGCCGTGATGTTGTTCGGGTACAGGTTGAGTGTCTCGGCTTTGTACTCGCAATAGAAATACTCAGCAATCCGCACCGTTTCGTCCCGCAGCCACTGCGTCAGGTCTTGGTCGCCAATCCCAAGGGACTGCAAGCTGCTAATCGGCGCGGCATCTGGGTACAGGCGCTCGTACTCGTCCTTGGGTACGTCCTCCGTGACAAAGCACCACCGCGCATCCGCACCGCAGGGGTCTTGAATAGCAGGGTCCATGAACACCGAAAACGAATTCCGAACCCGGCCAATTTTGAGTTCTTGGTCAAAGCTGTTCTCGTTGCAGTATTCAGTCAGTACACGAATGTAGCCTTCACCGTAGGTGACTTGGTTTTCGCAGGCAGTTGCGTAGGCAATGTCAGCATCACTGATGTACTCAATGTGCCGCACAATGCCGTTAAATATCTCTGCCATCTCAGGATCTGCAACGTCATCCGCAGGTATAACTTTGCCGCTGGGCTTGTTGTAGCGTTGGTCGTTTGTAACCTGGCGAACGTGCTGCGGCAGCTTGTTAATGGTCAGGCAGGGACGGGCGTTGATGGTCTGCCCCTGCACCGCCCCGCGAGTCGCCAACACATCAGCAGGCCACTGCCACTGGTTGTCCGGGCTACCCGCCATGAACCGCAGGTCATCAAGTTCGTTGCTGCGCGAGTCGCTGTAGGCATCCACCGCCATTGTCATGCGCGAACGCATGGTGGAGAGCATATCGCTGTACTCTACGTCATCGCCCCCACCAACATCGGCAACCTTGCCAACCTTGTTAATGCCGGTGTAGTCAACCATTATTTTTTTGCCTTTTTCTTAACCGCATAAGCTATCGCCACGGCCTGTTTGACAGGTTTGCCTGCCTTGACCTCGGCCCTGATATTGGCCTTGAACGCCGCAGGCGTAGGTGACTTTTTGAGTGGCATGGCTATTTTTTCTTAGCCGTCTTGGCCGAATTTACAAAGTCTTGCTTGCTAGGCGCTGCCTTGCTGCCGACTTTGTTCATCTTCTCACCAGAGCCAGCCTTGATACGGTCTTGTTTGGCGTTGATTGCAGCGTAAAGGCCGGGTTTAGCTGATTTCATGATTTCTTCCTTGCCATAGGTTTGTGAAGGCTAGGTTCCATCTTCTTTTCCATAGCGGAATAGGCTTTTTTGCTTGGAGCCATTTTCTTTTCGGCAGCCTCCATCTTTTTGGATTCGCCTTTGCCAAACGGGTTCATTTTTTTTGTAGCCATGATTAGCACTTCCATCGTTTAAGGGCCGCTTTGGCCCGTTCGCCATCTTTGGCATTAGCCGCTACTGCGCCCATTCTTGCACAAAATGAATCCTTGCGGCCCTGATCAGCCTTGGTCTTGGGGTTAGGCGCAGGAGCCTTCAAATTAGAGCCAGTGGCTGCATTGTAGACAGCCCTACCCTTGGCAGTCAAACCAGCGCCCTTGGACGTTGGCAGCTTCTCGCCGCGCCCAACTGATAAAGATACACCTTTTTTCATGACCCCATCCATCCAGTAGACACCGCCGAGTGATCCGAGTACCTGCGAGGCGCGGCTTCACGGTACTCCCGATGCGCCACAGGGAAAGCAAACGTCACGCATATCGCATCCGCAGCGTCTGGACTGGCTAAACCCCGTGCTTTCATTTCTTTCTTGCTCTCCAAGAAGATCGTACCCCGTGAGTCAGGCTTCATCAGGGGGCTAATTAGGTCTGTTTTAAGAAACCTATCCTGCGGAATACTAGCAGATTTCAACCACGCTTTCATATCCCCCCACATCTGCGCCCTCATATTACCGTACATGATCGGGTTTTTGGCCTTATTCCCAAAGTTTACACCCTTGATCTTGTACCGCTGCTCCTTGAGCCTATCCACAATCCCCGCCCCCAGCCCACCCTCATCAATCACCACCATCGCAGGCTTGTACTCCTCCATCGCCTCAATGATATGCCCCACCACCGTCATGGTGTCATCACCTCTATACTTCTTTATAGACACAATATCCCGCCCCTGCCGCACCGCAATCACCGTGGCATCCGCGCCAAACCGCGCAGGATCCACACCAATGATGATTGGGGCTGAATTGTCCTTGTACTTAGGCCGTTTCATCGCCTCATCCACCACATTTGACGGTATAAACTGGTCATCCCCCGCCCGTGGGAACTCACCATACACCTCAACGTGCGCCTGGGCGCTGTCCGGCCCGTACTCCGCAATGATCCTCTCATAAACCTGCTTGTCCGTCCCCTCCACCGTCCTAGCATCCACCACCTTACTCACCCAAAAATCCCTCTTTGAGTGAAATGTCTCATAAAAGTACCCCGTGTTGCGCCGTGGGTTGCTAAACGCCAGCCAAAACCGATTCGGCGTGTTCTCCGTGAAGAATCCACCAGTGACAGACCAGATCGAATCGTCAATACCACTCGCTTCGTCAAAAATCACCAGCACACCGTCAAAATTGTGCACACCAGCATAAGCATCCGGGTTCTCCGCTGACCATAGCCTACCTTCTACACCCCAATACCTCGTACCCTTCTTTAAATCCTGCTCCACCAGGTCAGTCAACCACTTAGCCGGCGCCACTCTGGTGGCACTAACTTCAAACCAGTGCGAATTCAACCCCATAGCCAGCCATTTTGTAATCTCCGCCCAGGTAATTGAGCGTAACTGGTTCTCCGAGTTTGCTGAAATGATGGTTGTTGAGCCTATGCGCGTCGATATCATCCATATAGTTAGCCAACTGACCAACGCTGACTTACCAATACCCCGACCTGAAGATATTGCTTCTTGCAATACGCTGTACATTATCTCTTCGTTAGATTTACTCTCACCATTTATTTTATTCTTTGCAATATGCTCAGTAATATCTTGCAATACTTCCCTCTGCCATTTTCTTGGGCCAGAGAAATACTCCAGTGGAGTACCCTTAACTCCCCAAGGAAACAAATACTTAACAAAAGCCAGAGGATTATCTTTTAATGCAGGACTCCAAAGTACCGCCATTAACTCCTGCTCATCTTCTGGTTTGTATATTGTGGTTTGCATGGTGTGAGTATGTTAATAAAAAATGGCAACGGAGAGAATATATATTAAAAAAATAAAAAATGTTCACGAGCCATCCGTAGCCGTGACCACAGCCGCTCGGCCCTGCCACCCCTACCCCTGGTCGTCCTGGTCATGCACATCATGCACAGTGGATGCACTGATGCGCGGTGTAACGTCCACCACGTCTACTAGGCGTGACTGGGCAGCTTGCAAGGCACCACTAATACTAATACGTGTGTCGGACACCTGGACGTCTAGTCTGTCGCCATAGATTTTTGGTGCTAGCTTACTGAGAAACCATTTGCGGGTATCGACCTGTAATTGACGCTGGCGAACCATTCCCGGATCAGTTGCACCATTGTCTAGCTTGGGTACAGGTGCATCAGCTAGCTCTAGCACCTCATCCGCCAGACGCTCGATTACTGACGCGCGTGCGCGGTCGTATTGTTCCGCCAAGGCGGGGCTAGCTGCTACCGCCCTTAGAAACGTCTGGGCGCTTATCTGATGCCTTGCTGATGCCTTGCGAAGTGACAGACCATCTTCCACCATGCTAGCGACCACCAGTTCAGCAACATCTGCCCTATCTTTCGTTGCGTATCCCATGTTAGTGCCTCCTAACTTAATTTACTGACCCCATAGTCAGCAATGCACCATTTTACCCACAATGGTCTTACACAAATGCACACTTCTATAGAAGTGTGTGCATACAGTGTAAGGGTATACCCTTGTTTTGTCAGAATCTTACACAATGCACAATGTATGAATTGTGCATAAAATGTAAGGGTAAACCCTAATGACTTGACTAGGGAAAGTACCTAGTAAAAAGGTGTTGCAGTGTAATAAAATCAGTTACACTCTAGTCTCACCAACTAAGGAAAACACCATGAAAACACGCGAAAACTGGTTATCTCAAGCCACCATTGAACTGCGCGCACTGTTTAAACAGTGTGGCGTTGACCTACCCTTGCAAGTGCGCGCCTCATGCGGCTTTCCCTCAAAATCAGCACTGGCAAGCAAAAATCGCAGAATCGGTGAATGTTGGTCAGCCCGTGCCAGTGCTGACAAACACGCTGAGATTTTCATTTCGCCCACAATCAGCGAAAGCGCCCGAGTGCTAGATATTTTGGCGCATGAAATGATTCACGCCTCACACCCGAATGACGGGCACGGCAAAGCGTTTAAACGCACTGCCCTTGCAATTGGCCTTACTGGCAAGATGACAGCTACTGTAGCAGGCCCAGCGTTTACAGCGTGGGCTTTGCCTGTATTGGCCCAGCTGGGCGCATATCCTCATGCTGATCTAGTCCCAGCAAACGCGCAGAAAAAACAGTCAACCCGTATGCTCAAGTGTGTATGTCGCGAATGTGGCTACACAGTGCGCGTAGCTGGCAAGTGGCTAAACGACATGGGCGCGCCTCACTGCCCAGATCATGGCGAGATGCAAAGCGTTTAAACAGTGCCAGTCCCTGCCCATGTTGTGGGCAGTGGCGGGAATTGTCCCGATATTAGGAAAACACCATGAAGCAGCAAGTAACTCAGGCCCAATTACAGGCAGTAGTCGACCGTATCAATCGTATTACAGGTTCACCTGTTGTACCCTACACAAAAAACTCCGAC